CGCCGCAACGCTCACGGTCAATTGCCGTGCATTCAGTTCAAGGCTCGGGCCGACGAGCAGCTTCATGGCATTGCCGACGGAAATCGGCAGGCCGTCCAGCGTCTTTTGCCGCAGGATTGCCGCGCGCCCACCAGCGAGGTTGGTGATGTCCAAGGCACTCCCCGCCGCCGCCTTATTGGCGCGCGCCGCACCGGTGCTGAATACCGCAGCCGGGCCATTGGTCAGTGTCGGGCCATCGCCATTGGCCTGGTTGAGTAGCGCATAGGCCGTGGCATTCTCGAAATCCGCCACGCGCCGGCCAATCGCGGCGGCGAAATCCGTGAAGGCGCCAAGGTCATCATTCACCAGCATGGGCCGCGTGACCCGGATGCGGCGCGCGAAGGTTTGCAGCAGGACGATTTCCTGGCTTTCCGACATGGTGCCGGCCTGGATTTCGCCATTCTCCATCAGCGGCATCAGCGTCGGGAAATCACCCACCCGCAGATGGCGATGCGGCTTGAAGTCGCGGAAATCACGCCGAAGGAAGATCTGCCGATAGCTCGGCGCTGCCGGCTGATAGGCCGCCAGCAGCATCTTGTTCGCCGCCGCCGAGAGCAGCAGTGGAAAGTCAGAGGTGGTGTGAAAGGCGCGCTCGGCCAACAGCGTCGGGTTGCGCGGCACGTTGCGTTCACCGCGAACCCTCAGCAATTCGCCGATCATGTCCGATGGCCGCCAGCCCATGAATTCGGCATGGCGCCCCGCACCCTGCGGCTGGTATCCCGGCATGCTGCGCGCGGCCAAGGCTTCGGCCATGGCATCCAGGATTTCCGAGGGCGAGTCATGGCCCGGCCCGGTTTCCGGTCGCGCGGGAACAGAAGGTGGCGCGGCACTTTTCACCATGGCGTCGAACAAGGAACGGCGTGCCTGGTCCGGGTGCCAGCCGCGCTCGACAGCCTCACGCCGGATATGCGCGGCGGTTTCGGTGCCGACCAAGCTACGCGCGGCGTCAATGGCGCCATCAATGCCGGTGATACGCTCACGCTCGGCGCGCTGTGCCTCGCTGCGCAGTGCCTCAAGATCAGGCGGTGTTTCCACTTGGGCGGTTGCGGGCGGCGACGCGGCGGGCGGCGCCGAAGGGGCTGCCGGGGTTTCCGGCGTCGTCTCGGTCATGGAGTGTTCCTCATCAGCCAGGGCAGGTTCAATGGCGAAGGACGGCGCGCCCTGCGGCGCCGCGCCACGCACTTGCGCATCCCGATCAACGGGGATGGGCACGATTGAAATCTCGAAAGGTTCCCAATCCACGGCGCGGTAGATCATCTCGCCGCTCACCGGATCGGGGCGCTGGTCATAGCGATGCACGCGATAGCCGATGCTGACAGCACGCAGCGTGCCATCAGCAATGCGCTGCCAGAGCGGTTCCACATCTGCAGCGGCAGAGAATTGCAGCCGCGCATGGCCGCGCCCGCCTTCAAGCCGCGCAGCTATCACACGGCCCAGCACATCGCGCGCATCGCTGCTGCGATGGGTATTCAGCACCGGCGCATTGCCGGAGCCGAGCTGCGCCATGCGCACCGCATTGGGCGACATGTCCAATTCCTCGGTAATGCCGCCGAGGGATGGGACAAAGTTGCGCGCCCGCGCGCCGGTGGACCAGACGACCTCCACCGTGCGTGCGGCACGGTCCACGGTGGCGGGGGCCGTGATAGCGCGCCGTGCGGTGACCGATTGCCCATCAGGGGGAAGTCGATCGGGCAAAACGGGATCAACCGGCGCGGGATCGCTCCCGCCCGGGTTGGGCGTTTCGGTCATGAGGTATTCCTTGATCGTGGAGATTAAGGCGCGGCGTAGCCTTGCAGATTGGCAATCACGACGCTGCCGGCGCTGACCGCCTGGACATTCAGCACCGCATTCGCCGTGCCCTTCAGCGGGCTTGGAAAGCTGATGCCAAGCAGCCCGCTATTGGCCGGCAATTGGCAGCGCCACAGCACCGTTGCCGCGCCATCCTTGATCTGAAACTCGGTCGCGGTGGCCGAGGCATTTTGGACTTGCAGGCCGGTCACGTAATTCCGGATGCCAGCCCCCGCCGCAGCCTTGGCTGCCGTATCGGCAGCAGTAGCAAGCCCGGCAAGCGGCCCAGCATAGGACCAATCCAGTTCCGGGATCGAGAATGGTTTGCTGATCAGCGCGCCCACCAGCGTCGTGATCAAATCCGCGACATCACCAGTCGCAACCGGTGTATAATTCGCCGTCGCGGCCCGGCCACCGATCCGGATGGGCGCACCCGCAATCACCGCATCATGCGCAGCCTGGCCGATAATGGCCGGTGCCGCTGGCATGCCAACCACATTCACCGCGACACTCTGCCCAGCCACGGACTGCCCGCGCCCGGCCGTGATCTCCGCCGTCAGTTCCGCGTAATCCTGCACGGCCAGGAATTGCACCACCGCATTGCTGCTGCTGGCAGGCGGCGTTGCACCATTCAGCCAGCGCAGCCGCACCTTGTAGAGCGCATTGGGATCGGGGATCTGCTGATGCCGGCGATAGGAATTGGCCCGGCCCGTGGTGGCATCCAAAGCGCCACCATGAAACCAGGCCTCATCAGCAAAGGCCTCGATCTCATAAATCCCGTTGCTCGCGGTCGAGGGAAAGGTCGAAACCGCCGAGGAAAGCCGCGCGAGACCCCCGTTCTGTACCTCATACTTCGCCTGGGCAGGGTTGGTGCCATCAAACAGCAAGGCCGCCGCATGCAGCCCATCGGGCAGACCGGTTTCGCGATTCACGCTCACGGCCTCAACCAGAAAACCCTGATTGGCGATCCGCTGAGACAGCGTCACGGCGATCGAGAGGCGAAAGGGGATGGTGAAAACCTCGGTGCTGAGCAGCCAGGTTTCCGCATTCGCCGCGATGCCGCTGGCCATGGTCAGCACGCCGCCGGCGACACCAAGGTGGGCACCGCTGCCGATCTGCTGCGTCCATTTTCCGGGATTGACCTCGCTGCCGTTGAAGCTGTCGCGCCATTTCTTTTGGACGCTCTTTACCTTGAGCATGTCCTCAATGGGATCATAGCCGGCTGCGGTCATGGTGCTGCTCCCGCTGTGGTTTCTGGGCGTGGCGGCGCTGCGGCGCCGGTTGCGGCGATTTCCACCGCCGCCATTTGCGCCGCGTCCTGCGCACCACCGGATTTGGCGACGCGCCTCGGATCGGTATCAAGCGAGATACCCGCAGCATCGAGGGCGGCATTGGCTTCGCGGATCATCTCGACCGCCGAGCGGAAATCATAGCCAAAGGCGCCGGCAGCTTCCGGCTGCGGCACAAAGCCGGCGCGGACCTGGGCGATCAAAGCGGTGGTGTCCTTCAGCGGATCAATCATCTCATGCGCTGGCGGCACATGCGCGACACCCTTGGGCATCGCATCCGCCCAAAGCCCAAGCAGCGCGCCTTGCGCGTGAAAGCGCTCGGCAATCGGGCGCACCAGCATGGGGATCAGCATGCCGTATTGCATCTGCTCGCAGAGCCGGCGGAATTCGATCTTGCCGGCGCGGAGGCTCGAGTAATTCGCCTGGGTCAGATCGCCGGAGACCTGGTCATAAGTGAGGCCCGCACCGACAGCAGCGGCTTCAAGTGAGCGTCGCGCGAAGGCGGTATGCGATCCTCCGCCCGAGGGGTTCACCACACTTACGTCACCCTGGCCACGCCGGTAGAGGATCATCCCAGGCTCAAAGCTTTCCACCGCGCGGCCTTGCGCGTCGCGCAGCAGGCCAGGATTGGCGTCGCTTGGTTTGGTCAGGGTTTCCTCACCATCATCAGTGACCACCGCAGCGAGGCAGGCTTCGATCTTGGCCTTCATCAGCAGCGCGGCTTCGTAATCGCCAAGATCACGCAACCGGAGCAGCACGGGCGCAAGCCAGGAGACATCGCGTAATTGCCCAGGCCGCCGCTTGCGGAACACATGCAGCACATCGCGCGCGGGGATGAAATTGCTGGCAAGCCGCGCGCCGGGCAGCATCCAGGCGCCGGGATGGGTTGGGAATAGCCAGTAGCCAATCGGCTCGCCCGTCGATCCAAGCGCGATGCCCTGGATGGTTGGCACGCCATTCACCACGCCGTTGCGCGACGTATCCAGATGATCGCTTTCCAGCACCTGCAAGCTGAGGCCGATGGGGTTCCGCGGCGATGTCGGCACGGTCAGCAGCCGAATGAAGCATTCACCGCTTTCGACGACCGCACGCATGGCCAGCGCCTGCAGGCCATAGAGATCGAGCTTGTCCTCGGCATCACAGGCAGTGCTATCCGCCCAGGACTGCCAGGCGTTGCGATGCGCGGTTTCAGGCCAGCGCGTCGTGATACCCGCACCGACCGCGTTGCCGGTCCAGAGATCCACGATGCGCGCGGCATAGGGGTCATTCCGCACCGCATCGCGCGCGCGGCGTGCAACGCTGGCGGCGGCCATGCCGACCTCGCCATTCGCGCTGCCGCCCGAGGGCGACCAGGTCGAGGCACGATTCTCCTGCGCGGCCGCGTAACCCCTGAGAGCGTTCCAGGCAGCGCGCAGGTGAAGCTTCATTCGGCGGGAGCCTCAGTCATGGCATCAAGCAGCGCGCCGGCGGCCTCGGCGATTGCGCCATGGCAGGCCGCGCGATCCGCCGCGACCCAGGCGAGCGCGAGGCTGGCGGCTTCGGGAGGCGAGAGTTCCTTCTCCCAGGCGATCTGGCGCAGTCGGGCGAAGGCGCGGAAGGCCTCCTCCGGCACACCAAGCGCTGCTGCCAGCGTGGCGGGTTGCCAATGCGTCTGTTGCATCATGCGTTCCTTGTGAAACTGGCGAGTGTCACGCCCGGCCGCCGCGCAGTGGCATTCTCGGCGCCGTAGAGCGCCGCAATGGCGCGGCCCAATTCATCCAGGCTGCGATATTCGACGGTGCGGCCTTCGAAGGTCACGCGCGTGACGCCGCCAGTGAAGGCAGCGACAAGCACGGCGGCGCGGCTGCCCGCAGGCTGCGCCAATGCCCAAGCGAGGGTTGCGGGATCCAAGGCTGATCAGCCGCCCGCGGCGCGCGAGAGGGCACGCAAGATCGGCAGGATCTGCGCGCCACCCGCGCCAAGCGCGATAAGCACCGCGACGATGCCCCATATCGCGCCTTCAATCCGGCGTGACTGCTTACGCAGGCCACAGATCTCCGCGCGCACCGCTGTGTAGCGCTCGGCGCAGCGCTCGACATGCAGCGACAGATCCTCGCGCTCGCGCGCGTGGAGTTCCCCGTTACTCATGATTTCCTCCCGAAAGTAATCAGCGCAACCAACCGCCACGCGGCGCCAGCCAGCCGGGCCGGCGCATCATTGGCGGTGTTTCAGGGTTTGGCGCCGCAACCGGCGCGGCAGTTTGGACGGCTTGGCTCTCCACCGGCGCATTCGCGATATCCTCGCGCAGCCTGTGCCAGAACCTCTCCCCATACCGATCGGCGCCCAGCAACCACAGCGCCGCGCGCGCGAGCACCGCGCAATCCAGCGCCTCATTCCTGTCCCGCAGCTTTGCCCATTCCTGGCGCACAAAGCCGCGCCGATCCTTCACCTGATGCAGCTGCTCCGCCACCAACTGCTTGACCCATTCAACCTCAATCCCCTGCGGCAAATGCACCCAGCCAGGCGGGAATTCCGCTGCCTCGCCACGCCCGAGCCAAAGC